GATTTACTAAATATCTTAGAATTAAGATTCCAAACATATCAAGATGAAATTGAAAGATTAGAAGGTTTAATGTGGGAAATTGAGGATGAACAAAAGAAAAATGATTATTGGACTATTAAAGCTGAAAACCAATATTTTAAGCTAGAGAATAAAATATATAAACTTGAGATTAAACAAGGTAAAGTTCAAGATAAAATTGATAACATACATAATAAGCTAGGTATTAGCTACTAAACAAAAGGAAACATTATGAACGAATTAAACATCATAAGAATAAATGAAGCTATAAACATTTTAAAAGCTCAAATTAATCTATTGGAAAGAAAAGACACTAGCTGGGCTCATTTAGTTTCCATTGAATCAAAATTGAAAAGTACTCTTGATAACATGACTAAAAATATTTTAGATAAGCAGTATAGAAAATGGGATGAATATATAAAGATTGAAGATAAGTATTTAGAAAGAAAAGACTATGATTTGGATTTATGTTTTGGTCAATGGTTGATTAAGAATAATTATGTCAATGCTCATAGATAAACAATAAAACAAAAGTCTATTAAAGCCGTTCATATAACGGCTTTTTTAGGTGAAAAAACTAATTAAAAGGGAATAAAATGTTAGATCTAAACACAATCAAACAAGTAAATAAAAAAGGGTTTAAACCTAAATTGGTAAACCCTACAACTCATACTATTACAATAGGAAGGAACGTAGGAAACAAACCTTTACCGAATCATAAATGGCAAGGATTTCAATCTGCCATGCTTTCTTTTATTGAAAGACATAACTCTATAATATATGTCAATTCTTTAGGGGTTGGAATTTGGGAAGGAATAGAGGAACAAAATTGTACTTTTGTTTTTTCTTCAAAAGAATTTCTAGATCTTAAAGATCTTAAAAGGTTAGCGAAATTATTTCGGCAAGATGCAATTGCATTAACTTCAGGAAATACTCAATTCATCGGATAAAATAACAAACATAACCCAAAAACAAACCCCTTCATTTAAGGGGTTTTTTGGGTACAAAAACAAAAGGAAATAAAATGAGTAAAAAACATTATATAAAACTTGCTAAAATTATCAGCAAAGCTACAAAAATGAAAATAGATACTTCTTATTTAAAAGTTGACTTAATTAATAAAGAAAATTTTATTAATGATTTGGTGAAATATTTAAAAGAAGAAAATCCAAGATTTAACGAAAAAAGATTTTTGGAGGCGTGTAAATGATAATAACATTAATAGAATTAACCTTTATGATATTAGGATTTTTACTTTTTAGATATATAGGTTTAAAAATATTCAAATAAACATTAACCCCCTTTTTAGGGGGTTTTTTGTTATCTAAAATGAAAAAACAAGGCTCAAATTTAACGAATATGGAGATTTTTTTAGTTTAGGCAATACTTACTAAGGCTAAAAAATAAAGCAGATAATTTCAATGATATTCCTTATTGAGACTGATTCTCAATTAGAGATTAGAGATTTGAAAACTCTAACGTTATAGAAATTGGTTTTTATATTTTTGGTTTATATTTTTGAACATAATTTTTATAATAAAAAAAAATATTGACTTTTATATTTAGTCTATATAATTTCAAATTAACTAAAGGAGAACAAATGAATCAAGATAAAAAAGAAATACATTATCAATTAAAAGATAAATCATTAGAATGGTTTATTGCTACAGACACATATCACTTATTAAGAGATGAAGAAACCTACTTAGGTTATCAATTAAAAAGAGCGTGGTACTATTTACAACTTAAATTAACTAGAGGAGAAAATAATGAAAGCAAGTAAACTAATAAAAAAGATCGTAGACTTATGCGAACATCATGGTGTTGATTTAGATGATGTTAATGTGAATTTACGAGAAAACTACGATACAGAAGTTTGTGATATAAATGAAGTATGTGAGGATTTATATGACGAAATAACCAATAACACATTAACAGATATTGTATTAATGGAATGTGCAGATGATACCAAAACCCATTCTAACAATGAAGACTCTCAGCTTATGAGTAAAGAAGAATTTTGCTATGCTGATCTTAGAGCAGAGTTAATTAACAATGGCGAGGATGAATCTATAAAGCACATCGAAAAACAATATGAAATATATATAGATAGTTTGGAAGAGGAGAATAAATGACTTTTATACTTTCAATTATATTAGGTCTTATATTTTGCCTACCTATGTTATGGGTAGCAAAACTTAAAACAGAACTAAACATCACTAACTATAAGCTAGATTTTTATAGAGATAAAGCAGTAAGTCTCAATAAACTTTATGCTTTTAAAAACAGAGGTAGATAAATGAAGCACATAATTGAAGAACTTGTAGATTTAGAGTATGATGTACTTGATACTTTGACAAGGCTTATAAATCGGATTAATTATGTAACAAAAGAAGTAAAAAAACTAAAAGAGGAGCAGAAAAATGGATAGATCAGAATGCTGTGGGGCAGAAAAATATGGAGACTATGATATTTGTACAGAATGTGGGGAGCATTCCGATTTTTGGAATGAAGAAGAAGAGGAGGAGTTTTCATGCACGGAAGAATAATGCAATTAAAGTTAGATGAAATAACCAATATAATAAAGAGTTATAATTTAGACACAATGTTTTTTATAACTTATGCTTTCCAAGTTAAAGGTCAGTATATACCAGAGGATGATGTTATTATATTGAATCCACAATTTACTAAAAAAGAATTTATTATAACATTGTTGCATGAGATATGCCATGCCCTAGATTGTAAAAGACTAGGACTAAAGAAGTATCTCAAGAAATACAACCAAGCAGGTCAAATGGCTGTGCATAATGGATTGGATTTTCACAATAATAATAAATGGGAACAACGAGCAGAGAAGTTTGCTCACAACGAATACAAAAGGAGAAACTATGAGACAAAAATTAGTTGATTATGAATTTGAGGCAAAATTGGCTGATCAGACTATTCGATATTGCACTCAATGTAAAAAATGTTGGGAGATTATATTGAGAACAGCACAAATTGATTATAAAAAGGTATCATTGAAAAATGTACATTATTATAGTAATTTTCCTAGCTATGGAAAAGAAAAAAAGACTTGTTTACATTGCTCTAACCTATCTCAGAATGAGTTTGTAAAGAAGTATTACACAAGAAAACTATATAAATAAAGGAGAACAAAACAATGAATGAAGAACATAAAAAAGAAGAAAAGTTATTTAATCAAGATGCAGATAAATTACATGATTTAATTGAAGATGCTCTGAATAAGTGGTATGATGTTAATAATGATGATAAAATTGAATCTACAGAAATGATTGTGCCTATGGTATTAAAGAGATTTCTCGTAAGCCATTTTGTGTTTCATTTTAAAGTAGGAGAGGAATCTATAAATAACTATCTACAAATATTAAAAGATATGATTTATAGTCACGTTGAAAAAGACTTTCATCGTATTCAAGAAGAAAAAAATACTATGTCACTAACACAACAAGGAATAGCCTAAAAGGAGAAGAATAGTGTATTATAATACAACCAATCTAAAAGGAGATGAATTAAAAACATCTCAGAAGAAAACAATAAGTCAAGAACAAAAGATATTAGAGATATTTAAGAATCACCAAATACCTTTAAGTCCTACTGATATTTTTAGCAACTTTTTTAAAAAAACACCATTGACATCAATTAGAAGAGCATTATCTAATTTAACAAGAAATGGTAAGCTTGAAAAAATAAGCAAAAAGAAAATAGGTAGCTATGGTAAACTTGAGCATTGTTGGAAGTTGAAATAAAATGCTACGAATGAACCGAGAAAAGAACAACATTAAGACGTTTATAAAAAATGAATGTGCTAATTATAATACTGGTTATAAATGTGATGGTATTATGATGGATAGGAAATTACACCAATGGATAGATACAGATTACGCTAATAAAAAATGTCAGGTTGTTAATGGAAAAAAATGCACATACTACGATCTTTGTTTAAAACCCTTGCAGGGATCATATTAATTAGTTAAGTTAAAGGGGTGTTATAGTCCGAGATCGAGCAGGTTTTCATGTTTCCCCTGCTCGGTCTTTATAAAAGGAGATCAAATGGATACTGGAAGTTTTTATGGGGTATTGCCTAAATATATAAGGCATCACAAAGAATTAAAACCCAATACTAAAATTATTTATTCAGAGATTATGGCTTGTTTAGATGATAATGGTATATGCACAAAAAGAAATATTTATTTTAGCAAAGTTTTAAGTATAAGTAAAGATACAGCATCAAAAAGTATAAATGATTTAAAGAAATTTGGCTTTATAAAAGTGGTAATTGAGCATGATGAAAAAACAAAAAAGTTTCTCAAGAGATACATTACCCCTAGTCAAAATTTACTAGGGGTAGGAACAATGATTAGTAACCCCTATAGGGGAAAATCACTAGGGGAAGGTGTAAAAGATGATGTTTTAGAGGGGTTAGGGATGCCTACCTATACTGATAAGAGCCGATCATTATTATTACATAATAATACTACTAATACTATATATAGTGATGGCAATAAACCCCATATACCACTAAAAAAAGAAATCAATGATAAACAATTAAATGTTCTTAGAAAGTTGGTCTATACTATTTACAATAAACAGAGTTTACGATACCCAAAGATGTTTCGTAAAGCTTGGGAGCAAGACATGAGTTTTATAAATGAAAGTATTAATTGTATTTACAATCTTATAACTGAAGACAAATATGATTTTGAAGATATAAAGAATACTCTTAACTATGCAATAGATGATGAATTTTGGGGAAAGAATCTACTTACACTAGCTACGTTAAGAACTCAATCTGAAAATGGATTTACTAAATTTCAAAACATATATCATAAATTTAATCAATAAGAGGAGATAAAATGACATTTGAGGAGAATGGCATTTACATAAAAGGATCACATGGACAAGAAAAAACAAAATGCCCAAAATGTTCACCAACAAGAAAGAAATCATTTGATACTTGCCTATCAGTTAATATTGATGATGGTGTTTGGAATTGTCACCATTGTGGATGGAAAGGCACATTGAAAAAGAATAAACAAATGATTGAGCAGGTAATAGAAAAACCAAAGCCACCTAAAACAAGTATTCCTGATAATGTATATCAATGGTTTGAGGATCGAGGTATATCACAAGAAACTATTGATAGAGAGAAAATAGGATACGATAACAGATGGATACACTTTCCATTTTATAAAGATGGGGAAGTGGTCAATATCAAGTCAAGGACTGGAGATAAAAGATTTAGGCAATCTAAAAATGCTGAGAAATGTTTTTATAGATTTGATAACATGAAAGGGATGGAAACCATTATTATAACTGAAGGTGAGATGGATGCCTTATCTCTTGTGGAATGTGGATTTATAAATGCAGTATCTGTTCCTGATGGGGCACCTGCTCAGGGTACAAAACCAAGTGACAGAAAGTTTAGTTATTTATTATCAGCAGAAGAACATTTGATGAACGCTGAAACTGTCATATTATGTACTGATTCTGATGGAGCAGGTAAACACCTAAGAGATGAATTATCTAGGCGTATAGGTAGGGAAAAATGCTTTAGAGTGGCATATCCTGAAGGATGTAAGGATATGAATGATGTCCTTATGAATTACGGCAAAGAAAAGGTTGAAGAAATTGTAAGCAATGCCCATCCTTATCCCATTGATGGGGTTGTTATGGTTCAGGATGTTGAGGATGATGCTATTGATTTATTATTGACTCCTGATGCTAAAGGTTTATCTACTGGTTGGTCAGCAGTAGATCAGCATTACTTGGTTAGTCCTAGTGAACTGACAGTTGTGACTGGTGTTCCAAATATGGGGAAGTCTGAATGGATGGATGCAGTAATGATTAATATGATTAAATTACATGGATGGAACTTTGGTATATTTTCAGCAGAGAATTTTCCAGTTAAACACCACTTGCTTAAATTAGTTGGTAAGTTTGTTGCCCAACCTTTTTGGGGTGATGATAGGATGGATGAAAAAACAGCTAGGAATACTATGGGTTTATTAAATGATCATATTAAATTTATAGGAACTCAGGAAGATTCTGTAACAATAGAAGATATTATGGATCAGGCTAAGGTATTAAACTACAGATATGGATTGCAGGGATTAGTAATTGATCCGTGGAATACATTGGAGCATAAGTTTAATGATGGTGAGAATGAGACTTTATATGTATCAAGAGTACTTGCCCAATTAAGTGCATTTGCAAAGATGAATGAGATGCATATTTGGGTTGTAGCACATCCAAGAAAAATGGAAAATGGACTTGATCGTAAACCAGTAGTACCAACACCATACGATATTGCAGGATCAGCTAACTGGTATAATAAAGCAGATAATGCAATAACTGTACATCGGCATAGAAGTGAGAGCGAGGATTATGCAGGTATCCATGTTCAGAAAATTAGGTTTCAGTATAAAAATGGTAAACCTACAAACAATGAACCTGCTAAATTAAAATATGACGTAAGAAGGGGAATATATGAGGAATACATCGAAGAATTTAAAGAAGATCTTTTTAAATAGGTTGCAAGAGATTGATGATGATCGAGTTAATAATCAAAGTATGGATCGTGGATTGAGACACCTAAGAAAAAGAAATTGGGAAGAATTTGACCGAATATGGGTTAAATATAATAATAATCAAGCTAACTATCAACAATGGGATAAAGCATTAGACAAGTGGCTTAGATCGGAGGAATTATGAAAGTTAAAAGATATATTGTAACTCCTGATAAACATTTTCCTATGGCTGATATGAAAGCTATAAGCGTTGTTTGTCAGGCTATTGAGATCATACAGCCTGATGGTTATATTGATCTTGGAGATACTGGAGAATGGGAGTCAGTATCACATTGGCAATGGAAGAAAAAGAAAAGACCACCACTAGAATATCAATTACCATTTGTTACAAAAGAGATAGAAGAAGTAAATAAAGGAATGGATATAATTGATGAGTCACTTGATAAAGCAAACGTAAAAGAGAGGCATTTTGTTGAAGGTAACCATGAAGATTGGCTTAATAGATTTGTTGAAGAAAATCCCTACCTTGCTAAGGATTTTTTGGTTAAAAATGCTATTAAATTGGGATTGCGTGGTTATAAATACCACCCATTGGGTAAGATGCTTAAAATTGGTAAACTCAACTTTTATCATGGACATCATTTCGCTGGTATTAATCATACTCGTAACCACCTCCTTCGTCTTGGTGGTAATGTTATGTATGGACATCATCACGACATACAACAATCTTCCGTTACCCATATTGATGGGGTCAAGTCAGCTTGGTCAATAGGGTGCCTAAAAGATATGAGTGCAGAGTCCAATGAATGGTTAGGCAATAGGCAACATAACTGGCAACACGCTTTTGCTATTGTTGATTTTTATCACTCAGGATTCTTTACAGTTCACCTAGTGCAGATAGTCAATGGTAAGACATCTCTTTGGGGTGAATTAATTAAAGGTTAGACTTGATTTATATTATTAAGCTGTATTAACTTCAGACATAAGGAGAACGTATGAAAGAAATAACACAAGGGAAATTCAGAGTAGAGTTTCCAGAAGAACTAACTCAAGAAGAGATTGATGCTATCAGAATGATGGTAGTAAAGCTGTTGGAACGTAATAACTGTAAGGTGGTGCCAGTTGAATCAGAGTGATGTGTACATGGCTACAGTTTGTTGGGATGACTATGTAAATGATAAAGGAGTCTGTCACGAAAATACAGCAGGTGAGCAGATGATAATTAGACATAGTATTGATGACCTTCTTGAAGGAGTAGAGGAATATCTTGAACTTTTTAAAGGGCGTGATGCTTATTTGGAATGTGCCTCTATGGAGACATATGAAGAACACGATGTGGAAAAGTGGAAAGATATTACAGAATCAGTAAAAACCATATTAAAAGCAAAGGAAAATAATGGAAAATAAAGATTCATTTAAGTTATCAAAGGATGCAGATAATATCGTAGAATTATTATACGATCAGCCAAAGCAAGGTCAAAATGCTTATGGTGCTTGGTATCTGTATGGAGTAAACAAAGAAGGTCAGGAAACTAGCTTTTTTGCAACAGAAAACTTGCATAAAAAACTTAGTACATTTGGTAAAGGTGCTACAGTTAACATCAGGAAGGATGAATATGCTCCCGGAAAATTTGCATGGAATGTAATTCCTCAGGGTAGCACTCAACCTAAACCTATGGTATCTTCTTCAAACAATACAATAGATAATAGGACTCACGACATACACAAGCAGGTTTGTCTGAAGTTAGCTTTTAGTCTAGTTGAAAAGAAGAACGAGACATTAACCACTGGAGATTTAGTTATCATAGAGGCAAATATGATGAATTTGCTTAATATATTGGAAGGTAAGTCAGCATCCGAAATCACAGAGGATCAACCTCCATTTTAACCCCCTGTGAAGAAATCATTATCAAAGAAACTAGATAAGTTATGGGCAGACAAAATAAAAGAATATGGGATGTGCGAAAATTGTCACAAGACAAAACCCCTAAATGCACATCATTTCTACTCACGATCCATACGTTCTGTTCGTTGGGATATTGATAATGGTTTTTGTCTCTGCGTTGGGTGTCATGTGTTCTCCTCAAGTTTCTCTGCTCACAAAACTCCTGCAGAGTTTGTGGAGTGGGCAGTTGAAAAGCGTGGCACCCAATGGTACGAGACTGTTAAAGAAAGAAAGAATACTGTGATTAAGTTTACAGATGATGACTATGAGGAGATAGCTTTGGAACTTAAACAAAAAACATTTGACTTTTAAAGAAGTATTTAGTAATTTCATATAACAAGGAGAACAAATATGAAAGACTTAGAGAAATTAAGAAATAAAATTAGTAACATATGGAATCATACAGAGTTAGAAATGGATGATCTATCAAGAATTGGATTAAAGAAAGAATTATCAGCTATTAGCAACATAGTTAATGATCTTATGGATGACTTAGATAAAATATCTACTTGCAATATTTGCAGTAAGGATGTATGTGTAAGTTGCTTAGATGATATGGCAAAATCAATTTAATGAATTGCCCCAACAAATCAATAACTAAACCTGTGAGTAAAACAATAAGCGATCAGGACATGGTATATTGGTGGTCAGATGACAAATGTAATGTTTTCTGTTGGTTGGCACTAAAAGAAAACTGGGGCAAAATATTAGTGGCGATAGGGAACAGTAAAAGGCTCTTGCCGGACTTTGACCTTCCCTATCTATGCTATAACAAAAGGAGATAAGATGATACTACATTACTTTACAGAGATATTACAAACACAAGCATTTGATGTCTTGTTGTCTAATTTTTTTTGGGTATGCTTATGGGGATTGATGACATGGAGATTGCATACATTAGAAAAAAGAATCAGAGAATATTTAAATTGTGCAATGGAGTCTGATAATGATAATGTTTGATATTGCAGAATGGGTAGTAACATTTTTTTTCTTCAGTCTAAGTACTCTTTTATTTTCAATAGCTTTATTGATTGGTTTTCATGTTTTTTTACAGATTATAGAAAGGTTCCAGTATGAAGGTTAATGACTTTATGAAATGGGCAAAGTCTATGCAGGATGAAGAAAATAGACTTATGCTAGTTAAGGGTGAAGAATATACAGTATCAGATGAGGATAAATTTAAAAACTTTAAAAGTATTGGGGATAGAATGAATTTAAGGGCAGAACAAGTTGCTCTTATTTATTTATTAAAACACATGGATTCTATCAGGAACTATGTGTTAAATGGTAAGGAAGTATCAGAGGAGCCTATAGTAAGCAGAATACAGGATGCACGGAATTATTTATTATTATTAGGTGGGATTATTGAAGAAAGCAAAAGCAAAGGAAAGAAAGCATAAGTTTGGCTCTATACAATGGGTAATTGATGCTTTAGGTAGTGAAGTTACCGAAACTAGGTTTAGAGAAAATCACAAAACAGATGAGATCAGAGCAGATGAAGATTTGTGGTGGTGTCCAGAGTGCCGTAAGAAATGGAATATATTTGAGGGTGAACTCTGGAAGTCATCTGATATGAAACTATGGGAAGCTAAGATATGTCCAGACTGCGATTTGCTTGTACAATAAAAAATGGAAAGATGTCTTTGCTAAATAGAGCAGAGTTTGATAACGCTATATCTAAGTTACAAGGTGAATATTATATTGAACTAAAAGAAACTGGCGTACGCTCTGCTCAGCAAAATAACTATTACTGGAAGATTGTAGGTATATTGGGTGAGGAACTGGGATATACTGAACAAGAAATGCACGCTACTATAAAAAATCATTTCAATGTAGATAGCACTAAAACATTATCAACAAAAGAGTTTTCAGTATTTATAGAGAGATTAATCAGATGGTCTGCTGTTGATTTAAACATAGTTATTCCTGATCCCAAAACTTTATTATCTTAATTACCAAGTTTGTATTAAATCCATATTTACATTCCATATTTGACTAGCTACTTGATTAGCTGAAAAGCTATTATTAGCAAGCCTAAACATACCATAATCGCCTGTTGTTGTACTAGTAGAGTCAATAGAAAATAAAAATGGCAAATGTTGTCCAAATGTTCTATTAAAAAAAGATGAGTGCATACTATCAGAGTCATACCAATCAGCATGGCTATCTTGATCTGCAAACCAGTTAGGTGAAAATACTTCCGTATCTGCAAGATAATCAAATTTTAATGAGTGCTGAATCCTGCCATTCATTTTATTAAATCCATAAGTTTGCTGATTAGAAGATGTCGTAAGATTCCATGGCAATGTATGATTCCAGTTTGCTTCTCCAGTATAATTTGTATTAGCGTAACTATTTCCACCTACAGAATTATTTATCGTAGTGCCATCATATACTATGCTAGTATTAATATCTATATTAGGTGATCTAAAGTCAATATATTTACCAAACATAATTGATCCCATTATAACATCTTCATTGAAAACATGACTAGCTCCACCTGTATCCTGAAAAGTAATTCTCATATATCTGTTATCTGTTGATTGTGTCCAAGTTAATAAGCTCCATCCATTTTTAGCTGGCTCTAAATAGTTAGTATCAACTGATGATTGGTCTGCATTAATTTTTTTTGTATGCAAAGGATACGTTGTAATTATTGTCGGTGATGACATATTAACATCGTCATCTAACTCTACTTTAAACATACATTCAGCATCATTTAAATTATGATTTAAAATTGCTAAAAAATTAGATTCTGATAAATTATCACTAGCTACTGCAAAATCAAATTGAATATAAAAAGACCTATTGCTATGTGCTATTTGAGCAAAATTAGATGGCTTCATATCAAACATACTAGCTTCGCTTCCTGCATCAAATGTTACTGCTGTACTTCCATCATCTTGTATAGTAGTTATATCATCTAAGTCTCTCCATCCATTTGAAATATTGTAAGATATTAAATCAATATAAGCTCTAGGTACAGCAAATCTATTATAACTCATGTTATTACTCCAATTTCTCTTGCTTCAAAATTTAAAATTCCAGATGTTCTTCGTAAGGATATAATCATAAATGCAACATTTGCAAAAGATTTACCAAAAGCTTTTGCAGGTTGCATATTTGAAAAGTCTATTATATCTCCAGCTTCAAGATTATAATAAGCAGGATTAACAATTCTACCCTTTATAGTTAATTTAGGCTCTCCAAATATATTATCATAATAAGTATAAAAATCATCATTTGGATTAGATGCAGGTGTAGTAGGAATAGCAGGAGCTACATAGGCATCTAAATTAACCTCTACCTGATTTTCTCCATCATCTATACTATAATTAGTTCTTGTTGTTGCATTTGTTGCCGTTGTAGATGTAAAATATTTATCATTACCTGCATTTTTTTTAAAGTTTACTATCATTTTTGAAAGTATATCTGAGTACGATGTGATTCCAATATTTATATCACTTACATCACTTTTAGTTAAAGTTTCGCTATCACTAGCAGAATAGGAGTCTTTTACAAATTTATATTTTCCATTGTGATATATAAATCCACCTTCATACTGTAGCATCTCTAATGTTTTTTGTAGTGACTGTGGCTCTAATGCCCAGTATCTAGCAAGCCATTCTTTACCACTTTGTGTTCTAGCTGTATTTAAATCAGACCATCCAGTTGGATCAGAGTTAGCGAGATTAGCAAATCTACTTAATAAATCTCTATGTACTTGATGCACTCCTGTAACTAATGTACTTCCATTGATCCAACCATTATCTAAAAATCCATCATTTGCAACAAATAGTTTATCTTGTGGTTCATTAGAAACTCTTTGAGTAACTAAATAAACATCATATATCCTAACTTCAGCATTTAAAGATGGTAATTGCCCACCTGCTTCTTGACACGTAAATGTTATTCTTATTCTTAGTTTTTCAGGGTGAGAGCTTAGTGCATTTATTCTATTTCCTGCTCCAAAGTTGCTAAAATGAGTTATAGCATCAGCATTTCCATCGGTTTGAAATTGAAGTCTAATGCTATTGTTTCCTACATCTGTTGTAAAAATAACTTGATATTTTACATATAAAACATTAATAGTATTTTCTATACCTACAATATCATCATTATCATGTGTCTGAGCATTGCTATCAAAGCCTCTTACAACAGTTAATGTATTACTGGATGAGCTAGTAACTAACATTTTTTCACTACCAACTTTAATAATGTCATAATTACTTACATTGTCATCGTTATCAACATTTACTCCAGTTTCTGAAGTATTTAAATCTTCTGCTATCAAACAAACATTTCCAGTACTTTGCTTTAATGAAGTTATATGACTTGATGACTTTCCACTAACTGTAGAAAAACTAAAATCTTGAGTAGCGACTTTCACTGTATCTGTTTGAATTAAATTAACACTTGCAGAAGCATAAGTAGAATTATTGCTATCTATAGCATTTGATAAATTAGAAACTGTAACTCCTGATGGAGTGTTTACTTCTGTAGCATCAGTAGCTCTTTGTTGAAATGATCTTATTTGCAAAAAGTCTGATTTATCATGCTCTGCTCCATCTGTATTTGATGTATCAGATTCAGCATTTTCTAATGGAACAAAGACATTAAAGTTTTTTTCATAAACTGCCAACTCTGCATCTGAAGATGTATCTACACCATCAACATAGATTGATCTATGTAAGGTATCTTTATTATATGGAACTGGTCTATAAGCTTCACTCGTTAATTCACTTTCAAATAGTGGAGATGCGTAGGTTGTAGCAGAATTTTTTGTATAGTTACCATAACTTACAGGAATATATAAATTATTACTTGTTGTTTTTGTTTGGGGAAATGTTACATCTGCCCACGGAATATGATGATTCATTTGTATAGAAACAACTCCATTGCTATACGATATTGAATTAATTTTAAAGCTTGCAATATTTACACCAGTACCCTGATTAATAATTATTTTTACATCTACATCTTTATTAATAAAATAATTTGAACCACCATATATAAATTCACTAATTGGATTTCCTTCATAGTTAAAATCAGCAATATCAATGCTTATATTAGAAGTTTTAGATACAGCAGTTTTTAAATCAATAGATTCTCTTATAGATGGTCTATTAAGCACGACCCCATGATAAAAATTACCACGATCTACATAATCCTGAAAAGACAGTCTTAGCGTTCCATTATTGTGGGTAATATCAAATAACCAGTTTTCTGTTATGTTTGTAGTTTTTATTTCATTCCCAAATGGCATATCTATGCTAATCCTTGTCTTAGAGTTTTATTAATTTCAGGAATCAAAGTATCTCTTACAAATGATTCATTACCTATTACATTGCCATTTATGTTTACATTTACTGTGCTATTATTTGTTGATGTTTCTCCATTATTTAATTTAGCTAAATTATCAACACCTACTCTATCTACAATTTCTTTTCTAATTATAAATTCACCTGCTTGAGCCATTATAGGAACATTATCTCTTCCTTGAACTTGACCACCTGTTGCAAACTTTTGAATTTTATTATCTTTTACTAACCCACCTGTATGAGCAATAAGAAAGTTTAAAAATCCTCCTGTAGCTCCAGCTAATTGTGCTGGTGCAAAAAACGTACTTAATAAAGCATATACTCCAGCTTTTGCAATTAACTGAGTTGCTATAGCCTTTAAACTACTTACAACTGCATCTCCCATATTTTGACCATTAATCATTGCATCAGCCATAGCATTACTAAGATTCATCATATTAGATACAGCAAATTTTTGTTGAGTATCTAATACTTTCATTACATCTACTTGTAAATTAGTATTTGATATGTTTGCTTCTACTGCTTGAGTTGCTAGTAATTCTTGAGTATGCAAGTCTTTAGTTGCTTGTATTAAAGCTTCCATTTGCTCTAATGCTTGTTGTTGTTGAATATTTCTTTGCTCAGAAATAAACTTTGCTTGCTCTGCACTCTTTTTTTCTTGCTCTGCTTTTTGCTCTTCTGCTTCTTTAAGTTTGTTAGATTGTTCAATTTGTTTATTTCTAACTTCTTCTAGTTCTTTTTGTTTGGCTACTTCTTCTTTGTATGCTTTTTCAGTTTCTTTTAATTTATGCATCATATTAGATAATTTTCTAGTAGTGCCTAAATTTAAACTGTAGTGTAATCCAACGTCTACTAATTGATCTCTTAAAGATTTATTGGAATCTATATTTATATTTGTATTTTTTGTTAATTTTTCTATCATTTGCTCGGCTTCTTCTGTAGCCAAAGCAAACTCTAATGCTGTTCCTTTTGTATGATTAAATATTTTTAATAACTCAGTCATATTACTAAAAACATTAGTTGTATTTTTTGCCAAACTGCCAAATAAAGGAGCTAGTGTTTTTCCAATTTCAGTAGATAAATCAGCAGATGAAGCAGATAATTGATCAAATCTGTCTTTAGTAGTAAGAGTTTCTTTTCCTAAAGTTTTTACTTTTGCCCTAGCAGATTCCATAGTAGCTTCAAGAAAAGCTTGTTTTTTCTGAGCATCTGTTAAAGCATCTACTGTTGTATTGTTAGCTTGAGCAAATCTTTCATAAGCTTCTTCTGATTTTACAATAATACCAATATTATCAAGCATAAGTCTTGATTGCCTACCAATACCAGTAACTAAAGATTCAACAGAACTTGCAGTATCTCTACCTAACGCTCTACCAAGCCTTTGAGCAATGTCAAACATTTCAGCCATTTCATCTGAATTTTTAGTTACACCTAAAATCATTGCATTATTAGCTTGCTGAAATAAATCAAAAGATGCCATTGTTCCATCTGTTGCATCTGTTAATTTACTTAATGCAATAGATGAATTTTCAGTTGCCCCAGATAAAGTATTAAATGCTGTTTCCATTGCCTGAACTCTAGAGGCTTCACCAACTAATCTACCTATTTGCCTAATACCTAACCCCATAGCAAAATTAAATAAAAGCATTTTTGATCTTAAAACAGCGAATGATCCACCAAGTATTCTTGTAGATATATCAGCTTTTCCTTCTTCAGATATAAATTTACTAGTAGATTGCCTTACTTTTTCAATAGATACTCTATGACCTTGGTATGCTTTTGTTAGTAAATTATTTGAAACTCCAACTTTTTTAAAACTTAAATCTAAAGCTTTTAACTTTGTATTTAAAACAGTCATAGCTTTTTGAGATGAAGTCATTTGTTTAATTCTAGACTTACCTGTATTTGTTAGTTTAGCTTGAGTGTCTATAAGTTTTTTTGTTGATTTATCTAAGTTATTAATAGCATCAATAACATCCTTATCTCCTCTAGCACCAAACCGTATAGTTATTGTATTTTGTTCAGCCATTTTTCATTGCCTTTGCTTTTTGTCTTTCTATTAAATTTGTTAATAGAAAACTTTTTTCAACCCATTTTTTAGGTTGATCTCCATAACTCCCTTTATATGGAGATATTTTAAATTGTCTTGCATACATAAATCTTGCTATGTCTTTTTGTGAGGTTGAATCTAGCATCATATTGGTACAAGCAAAAAAGGGCAGTTGTGCCATTACTGATTCAGCAATGTTAAAATTCCTGCCCTCTTTATTATGTTCTTTTGTTTCCTTCTTAATTAGCTCTATCACAGTCCAAACATCCTCATCCGATGTAAACATACGAGTTTTATATTTTCCCTCGATTAAGATAGGAATTTGAGCCTTGTAGGGGTATTGGTGATACCTACACCCCTCACATCTTTTATCTAGTAAGAAGTTTGTTTCAAGAGTGAGGGATTCTATTCCCCCAAGCGTTGATGCTCTTGTACAGCTAAAGACAGTTCGTTTTTTTCTTCTTCTGTCAATGCTTTAATGAAAGAGTCATCTGCTCCTTCTACACCTTTTCTAATCCAAGCAGTTCTTGCTTTTGCTAGATTGGTTATAGCTACAATCTCATTACCTTCATATCTCATTTGAGGTAGATCATTGCAGTAATCCATATCATCTACAGACATTTCTTTTAGTTTTATTTCTTTTCCAGTAGATAGTTTATGCTTACTCATTGTTTATTCCTTATGCGTATTTAAAGTAAATTGATGGATCAGCATCTCCTCTTACTTTCATATTAACATTAAGTCCTAAAAAATCTCCTTCATCCCAAGATAACTCTTGAACACTTGCATCTGCAATGTAAATACTTCTAGTAGCATCAGCATGATTATAAGTTCCGTTGTCAGACATTTCAAATGCTGGAGTTGCTATTGAAGTTCCTTGATTCCTGCTTAATTCCCATAAATCATCAAAATTTGCATCATACTTAACTATAGGATTTAATGTTACATTTAATTCAGGAATAGACCTTATATATGTTTGTGGTGCCCCTGTTCCTCCTGAGCCACCATTACCAGAAAATACAACTGGATTTTCAATAGTCATTGCAAAGCTTTTTAAAATTGCAGTTTGATTATTTACTTTAGTATGATCTGAAAAATCACCTAAAAATGTATAGGCTGTGCTATAAGCACTCATACTGCTAGCACTTGTAGTAAATGTACTACCTTGAGTTAATGGAGTTCTAGATGTAGCAGTTAAGCTAAATTTCATTCTACCACCATCCTCATTAGGATCAGCAGTTAGTTCAAGGCTTGTTATTACACATCCGGGGACTACAACACAATCATCAAATCCAGTTCCACCAATTCCATTAAAAGCAAATGATAATGTTTTTTCATTAGCAGAAGTTGCTCCATGCTCAAATGTTGTATTTGCTACATCTGCATTTGCTATTGACAATACATTGCTACTGTATGCTTTTCCAAAAGCATTTGCTGTTAAAATAGGAAACAATTCATCTGTCATATATCCACTAATAGAAACTTCTATTGTTGCTCCGGGTGTATAATGAAATACATCTGAACTTGCTATAAGAGTTCCTGACCCTGAGCCACCTCTTCTTTCCACAAGTAGATCGTTAAATGTAGGAAATGCTACACTATCTGCTTCTATTTGAGTAAATGAACCAGCAAAAGGTGATCCTACTGTACTAGCATCTAAACCAACTCCAACTGTTAATTCTTTTGAACTATAAAAATTTGACATTACTTATCTCCTTTCTTTAACTTAGCTGAAGATTCTTCAACAAAGGCATCCATACCTTTTAACATAACTTCAAGCTCTGCTTCTTTATTTTTGGATAAAGCATTGATCAATCTTTTATGCTCTCCACTAACTCTAGGTATGTCTGATACCTTTACATCTTTTTTTAATTTTACTTTCATAGTAATCCTTATTACTTTCCTATGTTGTATTCCCTGTGTAAGTTCCCCTCCATTCCCATCTAATTACATTCAACCCTTCAATCGCTTCTTCTTCTTCTGTCTTTTCATTTATTCGAGTTGTTTCAAATCTTCCATCGTAAAATGTATTACCTGAACCCTTGTAATTATCGTGAAATAAAGCCTCTATATGTGAAACCTGTCTTAAAATATGTTCCCAAGTATCTTTCTTTAATACTTTTTCTTTAAATGTATAAGACACATCCACAATGTATTCTCTAGTTTCTGCTCTAGTAGCATCAATACGAAGTAAGTCACTTCCTATTGGATTAAGACGTATGGACTGATTACCCATATCCTTAAAATTTCCTGTATATACTGGGATACTACCTGCAAACTCATTATTTAAAAAAGTTCTAATAGTATCCAAAATCTTTGTTTCCCAAATGTTAACAAACGTAATTGCCATTAGGTTCTAGTCATCCTAATTGAGTATGGCATACCTGTATCATCTACTGATTCATTCTTACCAAAAAACTCTATTTCCCATTTGTCATTTAGTGTAGCTGTATCTGCTGTATCACCTGCAAACCTAATGTAAACATCATTAGCTAGTGGTTGATACTGACCATTGATGGTTTCTGTATAGTCTGCTACTTCACTATTGTTCATTCTTTCAGAACCTAGTTTATCAGCATCTTTGTGCCAAACAGAGTATACAGCAGTTCCTATTGCACCACCTGTGGTAATCTTTACACCAACTTTATCATACACATCATAGTAGTGACCTCTTGTGTCTACTATGTTAATAGCACCACTTACGGATACTTGTCTAATTACTCCTTTACTAGCGTCACCTGAAACTTGCCAAGACAACTTAGTACTACCATCATTTAACGATAGTATGTTTCTTTCTGCTTCTTCAAATAAAGCATTACCTACTTCAGATGTAGGATCACTTGCTCTAATAAGAAAATAACAAGCAATTAATGCAGTTGTTCTTACTATAGAGTAATCATAGTTACCATCTTTGTCTTTGAACTGTTTTCGGGGTAGCCTACCATCTAACCTAGAATCAAGGTACTTTTCGGCATTGGATATATATCGTGTCCTTAACGTTTCCCAATCTTCACCAGACTCCAATAAGTGATCATTTGGGTTTACTGCATTAGCTTCATAAAGCAATACAGAATCATTACCTCCACTATACAGCCATTGCTTTGGCTCTGACCACTCTACCCCAATATAAACATCAACTCCAGTATTATGAGTAGCTGTAGTTGTGCCTAAGAAACCTCTTTTTACTGTTAAGGTATTTGAAGATATGTTCGTAACTAACATTTTTTCATCATCTACCTTTATAATATCTCCATATCCAAATACACTACTATCAGTTACATCTATTGCTGTTTCTATAATATCAACAGCTTCATCAGTATTTGCAGTAGAATCTGAGTAGCTTTCTACTTTATTATATGGAGTTAGATCTTCACCATCTTGATATAAGTTAGTAACTAAACCAGCATTGAAGGTTTCATATAATTTATATCCACCATGTGAAAAAAGCTCAACCCATCCATACAGAGGGGTTTTAGTGTCAAATTCATCTATTGATGGAAATACATCTTTTAAATCTCTATTAGTACAGTATGCCATATTGTTCCTAACTTATGTTATAAATCTTTTTAATACAAGGGTAATGTTTAACTTTTTATCTCTATATGAACTAAATCATCAAAATTATTATCTCTAGTGTTTCCATCGCTATCCCAGTCTCCACCAAATCTTATGTCCACTCCCATTTGTTTAGCTATACCACGAATCATTCCACCCATATAGTAAAAGCCATCTCTATCTTCCCAGTCTATTGGGTATGGTGCTAAATCAACTGCCTTACCTTCCATATGCTTAGAGTACTTTACTTTAGTAGCTCCCTTTGCTAAAAGTTCTTCTTGACGTTCAGCAGAACGGAGTCCTTCAATAATAGTAACATCCATCATTTTAATTAATTCATTTAACACATTTACCAGTCTAGCATCCACCCCTTTGAGTCTTTCTCGACTCCGTCTACCGAACTTATACATTACTTCTTCTTTCCCTTCTTTATCATCTTACGTTTTTTCTTTGGCTTTGCTTTTCCGAAGCCATATCCTTTTCCCTTTGGCATTATGATCTCCTTACTCGTTTTGCTACTTTTTTACTGTACTTTGCTCGTTGCTTACCTTTGGCAGAAGCTTTTCTCTTTTGCCTGTTTGTATAAGCCTTTTCGCTTGGACTGAGACTTTTCCTAACTGATTCAGGTAGGTAACGCCCCCTTTTTCTTCTTGGTTTTTTTGCATCACTCTTAGTTACATATCCCCATTTTTGCTTTGTCCATTTCTTTAAACTCTTTTGAGGTGACTTTAATGGCATTATCTATAACCTCCTCCAGCTTTTTTATATGCCCTAGCAAGCATTTGAGCTTTTCTGGCAGACCATTGCCCTGCTCTTCCGCCCTTGCTACCTGCTTTAATTCTATAAAAAAGTCTTTTTCTCATAGCAGGTTTTGTATAGTTACCTGCTTTATTTACTGTTGATTTTCGTCTCTTTTTTCTAGGCATTACCACTTCACCTTATTTGCCCAGTAACTGCCTGACATTTTACCTCTTGCTATGTTCTTACGATGCCTAGCTTTAAATGATCTACGTTTTGCTTTCATTCTAGCAGATTCACCTTTTTTAGGTTTACCTGCTGTTTTAGCACCTTGCTGACCAAACCTAATAAGTTTGACTTTACTGCCAACCTTTGCAAGAACTACATGAGATTTCTTAGGATGATTAGGAGTACGCTTCGGCTTATTGTACCCTTTTAGTCCATACCTAGCTAATCTTGGATCACGTTTCTTAGGCATTACTTTTTAAATATACCTGCAATTAAATCTTGTACTACTTCAGCAAACTCTTTAAATAGTTCGCCTTCTTTCTCTTCTTTTACAAATGGAATGTTTATTTTATCATTCATTAACTGAGCCATTTTACCTGCAAACTCTTCTGATTGGGTGTAGCCTACAGCTTGTTCTTTCATTTTATCTGCTTGCTCTTCAGCAACCTTTACTAACATTGATTTAATGTCCATTACTTTTTTCCTTTTATTTTTATTCCTAAGTATATTATACTCATTATTGCTACGATACATTGTAATAGTAAGTTAATTTCAGCTAAATAAGCTCCATAATTTGCAAAGCTTATTGAAGCAACTTTTAAACTATCCATTAATGTTTACCCCCACCATTTATTCTTCCAGACATATAACTAATTTTATCACTTAAATCATCTAATTCTTTCATCATAGCTTCATGTCTACGATCCATTTTATCATTAATACTTCCTTTAAAACCATTAATAGAGTCAATTAATTTTACACATATTGAATAAACGGAATTTATCTCTGTTTGCATTTTTGATATATCTTGTTTAATTACATCTAAATCTTCTGATTGATCTTTCTGCGATCTGACTAAATTGTTAAGCAGGAATAAAAACCCAATGGTCATTATTCCCATTGCTCCTAGCTGTCCATATAATTCAATTATTTCTGCCACACCCATCATTTAATCCTTACTTCTTCCAGTTGCTCATGCCTATAACACCAATTACTATAATCGCTGATATTGCCATGAAACCAATGAACCACAGAATCAGCATCCACTATCTCGATAAAAACTGTATTTATAACTGTATCCTGTGGTGTGAGAGGTATATTTGCGACTATCCAACCTTGACTTCCACAACTTTGTACTGTCAATATACTTAACAGGAATATCATAACTCGTACTAACAACTTCAAAATCTCCGTTCTTCAATGTTTTAATTACTTTGTTCATAGCACCATCCACCAAGCTATACCAGTTTCTACAACTATATCAGCCATTGTATTGTATGCCCATATTTTTTTAGTGCCATAAGGCTTATAATCCTCTACTATCCACTCGAAAATCTCCCAAGCTATACCAAGTATCAAAACACCTAAAACACACCATAAATCACTCCAATTTAGCCATTGGAATATTTTGCAGAAAAAAGCTCCTGCTCCTAAATGATAAGCAGTCCAACCATCAAGTTGTCCTGTTTTTATTTGCCACTCTACTAATTTAGATATTGGTGATCTCATCTATCCACTACCTTATTGTTTACTAGTTTATGTCTAATTATATCAATGCACCCATGACCATCGTCATGCACTTCTGCACACTTAGCCACATAAGCGTTTTCTATTGTTGAAAAGGAATTTGACTTTTTAACAATTTCACCATCAACCACTAAAAAATAATTGTAAGCATTGGGGTAAGTAATAGTGGTTAGAGTACCATCACTTAGCTCAATAGTCTTTACCATGTTTGGTTTATTATTTTTATGTATGACTATATCGTGGTCATAGGCACATCGTCTTACAATCATTACTCGGCTTCTTCTTCCTTGTTTAATGATTCTCTTAACATTCCAATAAACGCTTCTTTACCTACAGCTAATTGATCTGCCATAAACTGATTGGTATTCATCTTATTTTGTAGATCGTTTATGTGGTTAAGCATTGATTTTTGTTCATCAGTCATATCCTCAATAACATATTCTTTGTCATCGAAGTTAAGAACTGGCTTTTTTTCTTTTTCTTTTTTAGCCATTATTGACTCCTTGTTTGTTAATTAATCTTCTTTCTTACTATCTTCATAAGCTTTCTTCACTTCATCTGTCCACAAAGCATTAGCTAAAGCCTGTATTTCCGCTGACTCTCCAGATACATCCATGTCTGGATTTAATACTCTTCTACTATATTTATATGAAATTTGTTTTCCATCTTCCATTATTGATGTTTTAGTACGAATCTGAATATGTTTCCACTCACCTCTTACTTCATAATCATCTTTTTCTACTTTTGATAAAGCCATATTATTTTTCCTTTTTAATTATCCAATTAAACTTTATATTGAAGTGTGAATCTTAAAGCACTTCCAGAACTTGTGCTAAATTGATCTTCTTTTACCGATGTCATTGCTCCATTATCCACAGCCTCAAATAACTCAATTTGTGAAGTATTTGATGCTACATATCCTTGTATAACTCCTGTTCCTGTAATATTTACTGCCCAATATGCTACACTACTTGTAAATACAACACCCATATCAGAACTAGCAGTTGTGAATGGTAAGCCTGTAATTATTATGTTTGAATTTCCAGAGCCATCATAATCCAAAGATTGACCATTAAAAAATACTGTTACCAAATCACCTACTTTTGTATAAGTGCCTTGTAGAGTTCCTGTTAATGTGTTTGCTGGAAAAGCTGGTGTCCATGTACCTTCTTCGTAGTCATCCAGAGTATTTGCATCTGCACTTGCAACTTGTGTACCTGGGAATTTTATATTTTCAACAAAAATGTTTCTCCAAGTCAAAGAACTTGTGCCTAAGTCATAAGCACTATCTGCTCCAGGTTTTACTGCTCTATTATTATCAACTATAACAGCTAAATTATTTGAACCAGCATCACGAGTATAAATTGCAAGACCACCATTATTACTACCTATTGAATATCCTTGAATTGAACTAAATTGTTTAAGATTTTCATCACTATCTAATCCTTGAAGGGCTATCCCGCCACCTGTACCAGCAGAATAAGAACTTGAATCTCTTACTGTAATAAAAGGTGTATCATCAATAAAAACTCCATTACTAGCGTAAATTGTAGCACCACTATCTTCTGCCATATAAACAGCAGTTACATCTGCATCACCAAGAGTTACTGAATTATCTGCTACTCCTGTTGCACTAAATCCAATTACTGTTTGATTAGTACCAGCATTTGATGATGGATCGGTTGCACTTCCAATTAAAGTATTTTTTGTTCCTGTAGTTACTACGTCGCCCGAAGCATATCCAACTGCTGTATTATGAGTAGATACTGCACTTCCTGTATCACTTACATCAGCATTTGTTAAGGCTTCATATCCAATAGCTACACATTGAGAATCTTCTTGACCAGCATCAAAAGCCTTTTCTCCCAATACTGTATTGTAGTTTCCTTCTACTAAATTTGTTGATGATAAGTAGCCAACTGATGTATTACCACTTCCCGAAACTAATCTTTGCAAAGATTTACTTCCAATAGCAATAGTTCCTGTATGAGTATGATTTCCTGTTTCTAAGGCTTCTGATCCGATAGCGATTGTTCTTTCAGCCGAAGTTGTAGTTGAACCTGCAAAGTAACCCATAAAAACATTATATGAGCCATCTGTAACAGCATCTCCACTATTTTTCCCTATAACAACATTATGGCTTCCTGTAGTAACAACGTTTAATGCAGAATATCCAACTGCTGTATTATTGTTATTACTTTGCCCACTTGCTCCTAAACCAGCACCAGTTCCAATAAGAGTGTTATACTGTCCTGTTTGGTTGTAGAATCCAGCCTCTACTCCAATTCCTACATTACCTGTTGTTTCGTTGTTTGAATCAGAATTTTGAGAATGTAAAGCATTAAAACCTATAGCAATCGACCTATCTCCAACATCTTCTGTTCCTAATGCTCCATATCCAATGGCTACACTTCTTGTGGATATTGTCATTCTATCACCAGCTTGATAGCCAATAACCACATTTCTTTCTCCTGTAGTCATATCATTACCAGCTTCATGCCCGATCAAAACATTTTCATCACCATTTGTAGTAAGTGCATTACCAGCTAACCCTCCAAAAACAGTATTGTCTGAACCACCATCATTATTACTTAGTGAAATTCTGGAGTTGTCATCGAGAATTAATCGAGTATTGGCAGAAGTACCACTATTATTTACAGTAAAATAAATAGAGTTATTAGCTCTTAACATCAAATCAGTATTTCCAGCACTTCCCAAAGCACTTCCAGTTCCTACCCAACCTGATAAAGTTGTACCATCTGAGTGCATATGTTTAACATATAAACGTTGAGTTAATGCACCAATATGCTCTATTGTTCCAGATTTTTCAATACGCATCCTTTCATCTTCAGTATTGCCTGTTTGAAATATTATCGCACCAGCACCAATATCGTTACCACCTTTCATTCCAATATTTAAATTAGAATTAGCATTAGTAGGTGCATGAGAGCGAATAGCAGAACGCTGTATTGTTAAATGCTTATCTGTTGTTCCATCTGCTGTAGTTGGATTTGTATTATCTGTTGCAGTATCACTAACTGTTATTCCATCTGTAGTAACAACGTGCATAGTAGTTGCTGGAGCAGAATGTCCAATACCTGTGTTTCCAGAATCTAATATTACAAAATGAGTTCCATTTAAAGAGCTATTGTCTATTACAAATTTATCTACAGTTCCATCTACGCCCATTGTCCAAAAATGATCCCCATTATCAGCAAAAAAGTTCATTTGGACATCACCTTCAGTAGCTGTTGATTTCATTGTAATGCCTTCACCACTATTTGCACTTTCGATTGATAGACCTTTTGAGGGAGAGTTAGTTCCAATGCCAACCTTACCAGCAGAAGTGATTCTCATGCGTTCAGTTTTAGCACCACCAGTTGCTTCTGTTTGAAATGCTAAATACGCTGAATCTGTTGCTCCATCATGTTGAGAAATAATTGTAGCTAAATATTCGTCTCCATCTGATGCTCCAAAATTTATTGCTCCTAAAATACTACTTGTATCAGCAGAAGTTCTCTGAAGTAATACTTGTGAACCACTTGTTGCTTTTAAATGCAATAATTGATCTGGAGAGCTTTCGCCAATACCCACCCTAGAATTTGTTGTATCTACTACAAATACATCACCACCATCGCCATCTTTTCTAACTAATAATGCTTCTGTATCGGTTATATCTATTGTAGAAGTACCTTGCAGTACCTCATTTAAACTTAATGATATGCCACCTGAAACAGTTAAGTCACCTGTGATAGTGACATCTCCATCCATTGTTCCACCATTGCCAAGATTTTTGACATTGGTTTGCCCCATAGTTCCAAACATATTAAATCTCCACCATTCTTACTGCACCTGTATTAGTGCTAGTAGAGTTAAAGTTGAAATATACAGTATTACCTAACCCTCTAGGTATTGTAATAAAAAATTGTGTATTAGCTGGTATTAGTAAATCGTTACTAGCATTTACATTTGTTTCAGATGTAGTAAAGTTGTAATATATCTCTACTGCTGAATATACACCTAACGTTGATGTATTACTTGATAATAATTTGTGTGATGTGTTTGCTACGTCTGCTGAGCTTCCTGCTGTTCCTGCTGTGGATACTGTCCATGAACCACCAACTGTAGCGTTTACTGCTTCTTGTACTGAATGTCTATGTAGGTCTGCCATTTTTCTCCCTCTCTAAGCTATGACACAAGCGTGAACGAGACTTGTGATTATTTATTTATTCTTCTTCTGAAGATTCCTCAACTGATTCTTTGTATGGAGTAAGATCATCTTCTCCATTAATTCGCTCATAATCTTTTTTGAGTTCTTCTAATTTTTCAGGATGCTCAAAGATAACAGTATCTTCAATTCTTTCTACTTTACCTGATTTTTTTTCTTTCCAATATTGCATAATATCTCCAAGTGATTGGGGGCAGGATAAACCCACCCCCAACTATGATTAGCTTACGTTAGTAAACTTTACACCTTTGATGTTATCAGAATCATCAATCAACTTTGCTCCATAAAGCAAGTCAGAAACTACTTTAGTTCCTAAAGCATCAATCGAATACTCTGATTGAACTCTAACTTCCTGCTGTGATGCAAAAGCACACGCTGACTTATGGAATATAGCACCCGGAATTGTACTAGCTGTACCACCTGTAGAAACTGTGTTTGACATATAAACATCAATTCCATAAAGTGAGCCAACCATTCCAGACCTTAAACCACGATTTCCTTCTCCAACAGCATCATTTCTGATGAAATACTGAGCAATACCAGCAGAAGGATTGAGAATGTCTGCAAATAAAGTTGGATTAACAACCATTGCACACTCTCCATCCATGTAAGGTACATCATTTTCACCTAATGTTGCTAGAGCAGATTCAAATACACCTGCTGTTAAAGTATCATCAGCAGATAAAGCTTGAGACTGATTAAGACCATCTAACTCTGCCCATATATCAGCATCTACCTGACGAGCAAGAGCCTCACCCATCATTCTAGCGTACTTTTCTACTAAATCAGCTTCTGATTGAATTAAAGCCACATCTTCAAAAAGTTTAGCGACATATTTATGTTTATTAAGAGCTAGCTGAGTTTCAGTTGTTGCAGTAGCATCATAACTTACATCAGCACCTGCACCTTTTGCACTAGCTGAAATAAGAGCCATTTCTGGAATATGAACTATATCACCATAGCCTTTACCCTGCACTAATGCTGAGTAGTCATCAACTAATCCTCTGAATACTGTTTTACGTTCAAAAAACTTATATATTCCATCAGACCAAATCTGAGGAATAAAATATTGTTCACTTCCAGTACTATCTGTTACATCTACTGTACTAGCTGAACCTTGATAATGTTTAGACATTTATATTACCTTTTCATGTATGACTCTAATATTGTACCCCAGTTTCTTCTTCTTTCTTCATTTGACATATCAGTCCAATCTCCTATTCTATCGGTAGGAATTGTGCCTTTAGTGTCAGGTGGGTTTACTTTTTCTGCTTCTGTAAACTCTTCAACGATATTTAAAAGAACTTCAGTATCAACATTAGAAAATTTTTCTCGTTTTGATTCAGGAAGTTGAGCTAAAGCACCTTCACGAAGTTTTTTATCCATTGAATCCCATCTATCCTTATAGGGTTTATAAGATTCAAGTTGCTTAACAAGCTCTGCATTTAGTTCTTGCCACTTTTCTTCTTCTTGAAGTTTTGCTCTTTTACCCTCTTCCTCTTTACTTTTAAATGATTCAAGCATCTCACGGAGTTCATTTCTTTCTGAAATAACTTCATTTAATCTTGAAATTGGTACATTGTTTTCGCCTTGTGTGACGTTTTCCTGTTTTACATCTGGCTCGATGGTCTTTTCTTCAGACATTTTTACCTCTTTAGTGAGTTATGAATTATGCAAGAATTATCCTTGCATTAAAGATATGCTATAATGTAAGTTAGTTAAGTATTCTAATGCAAGAAAAAAATTACGAATTTAAGAAAAAATGGTTTGACTACTTAGGATATAAACCTCATAGTGGTCAAATGCCTTTGCATTACCCTAAAAAACAAGATGCTAGATTTCAAGTGGTGGTATGTGGTAGGAGATTTGGTAAGACTTGGGCAAGTGCAATGGAAGCTACTTATGTAGCATCTCAGCCAAACAAAAGAATTTGGGTGGTAGGGATGTCATACAAAAAAGCTAGGTTGATATTTCGTGAAATTTGGCAACGTATGGTTGTTGGTCATGCAGATGATGTAGACAAGGCATCAGAAAAAGATATGTACATTCGTTTTAAATGGGGTACAATCGTAGAAGGAATGTCAGCAGATAACCCATCAAGTCTTGTTGGTGAAGGTTTAGACCTCTTGGTAATTGATGAGGTTGCCAAGATGAATAAGAAAATTTGGGATATGTATTTATCTCCAACAGTTGCAGGTAGGAAAGGTAAAGTTATATTCATAACAACACCAGAGGGTAGAAACTGGATATATGATTTGTTTAAACTAGGAGCAGATGATCCAATGTGGGAAAGTCATACATCTCCATCATGGGTAAATGAACACGAGTTTCCATTAGGATTAAATGACCCTGCTATTATAGAAAGAAAAAGAAATATGTCTAAAGAACTTTTTGGACAAGAGTTCGGAGCAGAATTTTCTGTGTTTGAGGGTAAGGTTTGGGATTTTAACAGAGACTTAGATACTGGAGACTTTCCATACGATCCTAACTTGCCTACATACTGCTCTATTGATTTTGGCTATCGTATGCCAGCAGTTTTGTTTTTACAAACATATTGGGATGGAGAACTAGAGCATATTCGTGTATTTGACTCCATACTGCATAAACAAAATATAAAAACAGAAGATTTAATAAAGATGATTAAAACCAAAGGTTATCCTGTCATGTCTTTTTATGGTGACCCTGCTGGTAGTAATGTTCAAGGTCAGAGTGGTGCTGGAGATATGGAGATATTTAGACGTAGTGGAATAAGAATTATATCAGCAAGAGATAGGATGAGTAGAAATCTTGTTGCTAGTATAGCATACGCAAGAGGTTTTTTTGAAAGTGCAGATGGAATAAGGAGAGTTCATGTAGACACAAAATGTACAGAATTAATAGAAGATTTTGAGGAATACAGATACCCTGAAAGTGAAGATGGGAAGCCAATAAAAGAAGAGCCATTAAAAGATGGTACCCATGACCACGGAAATGATGCTTTTAGGTATTTTATAACTAATAGGTTTCCTATGAGGAATAACGAAATGAAGAGGATTCAAAGATGATTCAAAGAGTATTAAAAGATAAGTTACTAGAAACAAAGCTAATGATTTCCCATGCTAGGAGAAATGAGATAAGAAAACATTTAGACTACTATTCTGGAGTTTCAGTAGAGCAATATATAACCAACTACTTTAATGGAGATGCTTTTAGGGAGATACCACCAAGTGTAACCAACTTTACAAGAAAATTTATCAACAAGATAAGCCGTATCTATAGTTTAGGAGCAAAAAGAAACGTAGGTGATGCTACAGAACGCTATGAGCAGTTGATACCAACTAAAAATGTTCGTATGAAGCACTCAGAAAGAATGACTAGACTCTTAGGTACTGTTGCTAACAGAGTTCATTGGAAAGATGGCTACTTTGACTATAGACCTATCTATTATTTTGAGGTTTACTTTGATGATGACCCATTTGTGCCTAGTTCTATAGTATACCCATTGCTAAATAACACAGCAGACCTATCCAACACAGATAATATGCAATGGGAGTACTGGGATAATGAAAAATATGGACTAATGGATGAAGAAGGTAAGATGTTAAGTGAAATACCTAACCCTTACGGCATTATTCCTTTTGTCTTTACCCACAGGGAAGATCAGATAGACTCTTTTTTTGTTGAAGGTGCCTCTGATATTGTAAACTGCAATGAGCAGGTAAATATAGCTCTTACTGAAATGAACTTAGGTATGAGGTTTAATATGTTTGGTCAGCCGTGGGTTACAGGACTCAGAGCAGACCAAAGTATGCTAAGAGCAGGCTCCAATACAATCTTAGACATGGGTGAAGATGGTGCTTACAATATAACAAGTCCATCAGGCAATATTATGGAAGCCATAGAGAATATAAAGTTTCAAATGGAGCTTGTAGCTATTAATAATCACTTGTGGATACAGTTTGCTGAGTCTGGTGGTGAAGTTCCTAGTGGAATATCACTAATGATTAAGGATATGGAGAGAAAAGAAGATTACTACGATGATATTGCTCTTTGGAGAATGTATGAACAGGATTTTTACAATGTTGAGCGTGTGATAGCAGGATACAATGGTATTGAACTTCCAGAACAGTTTGGAGTGGACTTTGAAGAAATTGATTATCCTAAAACAGTACAGGATCAGATATTAAAAGATCAGTTTGATATTCAAAACAACCTAACTACTAGGGCAAAAATAATGGTTCGTGATAATAAAGACCTCACAGTTGACCAAGCACAAGTTATTATTGATGAAAACAAATCTGTAAATGATATAGAAAATCCAAAGCAAGCGAATGAAAATTAAGGTATTAACTACTTTTAGTTTTAATAAACTTGCAAAACAGATGCCTAAACTAATTGATGACTATCTAAGTGGATATGCAAAAGATACAGTAAAAGGTACACGAAACAATATAGATAAAGGTGTTGGAACGGATGGGAAAAGGTTAAAGCTAGGTAAAACCTCTTATCGTGCAGGTGAGCAAGCTCTTTTTAATACTGGAGAAATGTACAATAGCTTAAAAAGTGGCAAAGGCACTCTTACTATAAAGAAGTACGGCTATGGTCACAATCAGGGTGACTTTCCAACAGTTTCAGGAACTAATGTAAGAAACTTTATAGGCACTACTGAAGAAAACAAGAAAAAAATAGATAAAAAGTTTATTCAAGACGTAAATAAAGCTTTAAAAAAATAATAAACATTGTATTAAAGAGCATACCCAAGCTATATTAGGGCATGAATAGAATAGAAGATCATTTATTACGCTTATTGCTTGAATGTTTATCTGCTCAGGAGTCCTCAATAGAGGCATTAAACAAAAAACTAGAAAGATTGCAGGAGCTATCCCTAATGAACAATGATTTGTTGGGTTTTTTAGCTAAAAACTCCATGGATACTTCAATGTTAAACTTTGATATGCCTTTTAATCAAGAACTATGGGAAGAGTTGGTAAAATATTCAGCAGAGCTAGAACAATGGGGAAAAGCATAAATTGAAGAAGTTTAAGCTCATAAACTGTATATGTATGACCTGTCAATGGATATGGGAAGTATTAGCTGTTGAAGTTGATAAGGATCAGGAATGTCCTGAATGTAAGTCTTATGACGTTAAGACCTTTAAGAAGCAATATTGAGTGCTTTTTCTCTTTTTATTATTTGTTCCTGCCAAGCCTTTCTTTGTGCTGGGGTTTGTCTACCCATTTTTGGCTTACCAATACCTACGGCTTTCGCTCTCTTCCTCCAACGTCTAGCCTCTCTACGTTTTTCATTCTTCTTATCTGCTTTCTTTTGTTGAGTAGATAGCTCTTTCTTGGTGGGTGGTTTCTCTGGAACCACAGGTCGCTGAGGTAAAGCCTCTACATCTTCATAGTCAGCCTCTAAAACCTCAACCTCTTCCATATCTGATGCTTGGGAGCTAAGGAACTTTTCAAAAGGACTCTGATGGTTGTTTACCTCAACTCGTTTAATAAGTTTACCTGAGTGTTCTAAAACTAACCTACCAGCCTGCACATTCCCAGCCTCAGCCTCACGAACCATACTATTAAGCACAGTTGGCAACCTAGAACCAAATACAACCATATACTTCTGATAGAACACCTCTACAAACTCAGGGTCTTTTAACCAATTATGCACAGTAGCTCTTGTAACCCCTGCTTTCTCTGCAACATCTGTTATTTTAGCCTCTGGGTCATTAACAAGAAGGTCTATGGCAATAACCATAGCTGGCTTGATCTTTGATGGTATATTAACACTCATTATGGTATATTATACGGAACTTTGGACTTTTATACAAGGCTTTATGGACTTTCTTTTGAACTTTTTTACGGAACGGACTGTAGGACTTTGTTTTTATTTATTTTATGGGGAATGCGTACTATTCAATCG